TACGTGCTAAGTATCCTGACCAGTCTATGTTTGCAGAACAAGAAGGTCTAGGCGAGAAGTTTATTGGAGAAGATATTGTTTTCTTCCGCAAAGTTAGGGCTGCTGGTATACCAGTACACGCCCATACAGGTGCGTTAGTAAAGCATATGAAACGATTTAGTTTAGATATAGATTATTACGCACTGTATTGGAATATGGTTGCGATGCAAGAACAAGCAGCAAAATTAAAAGAAGAAGCAGAAAAACTAAAACCTAAGGAGTAACGTGGCTGGTCGTGATATAACCGAAGGTCGTGGTTCACCTGTTGCTGATATTGGTAGAGCAATTGCGGTTGATATTGGTATCCTATCTTCAACTTCAACATGGCAAAACTCAGGAGAGTCATACGATGTAGCACTAGGTGGGCAACCATTTTTTTATGCTATTGCTGATGAACGACCTTACATTAGACAGACTGCTCCGTATCGTAAAGAACAATTTGATAATAACCAAGAGCCAGGTGAGCAATCACTTACAGGCTGGTGGCTAAGAAGCCAATCATCCTTTCATAATGGTACTGGTATTAAGTTCTATGACCCATCTGCTGGTGAGATAGTCTCACATAGATTTACAGATAGTAACAATGTAGATGTCTGGACTAAAGGTGAGGTTACCTTACTTAAAGAAACAGCCAATCTTAGCGGTGTAACTAGCGGTGTATATAAATCTTTATCTATTGTAGATGGTTCTACAGATAAACTGCTTGGCTGGATTCCAACAAGTACAACTATTAATAACTACACATCTGCTGGTACTGCAGTTGCTTATACACATGTAACTAGTATAGGAACACCTTTAGATACTGCAATCCTTGATATTGCAACAGATGGTTCTCATCTTTTTATAGCAGACAATGACCATATCTATACAGGTCCTATTGCTACACCTACTGCAGGTTACTCTCGTTATTACAATACTGGTGAGGACGATGTTGTATTAGGTTGGGTTAAGCAACGATTAGTTGCTGGTATTGGTGCATCTATTTATGAATTAACTAATGCTAAAGGTTCTACCCACACTTTACCTACTGCTACCTACACGCATCCTAATGCTGACTGGACTTGGACATCTATATCAGAGGGTGGCTCTGCTATCTATGTTGCTGGTTATTCTGGTACTAGTGGTGCTATTTATAAGTTTACTTTAAGTACTGCTGGCGTTATGCCAACTCTTACATCAGGTATAGTTGCAGCACAACTACCTAGCGGTGAGTATCCCCATAAAATTGAATCTTATTTAGGATATCTATTAATCGGTACTAACAAAGGTGTCCGTGTTGCTACGATATCAGATACTAATGGAGACCTATCTTATGGTCCATTAATTATTGAAGCAGCCAATACTGGGTTAGATTTTGCATTTAGAGATAGGTTTGCGTGGGTAACTGGTTCTATTAATGGTTATGCTGGGCTATATAGAATTGATTTAGGTAACGAACTTGAGACATTACGATTTGCTTACGCCAAAGATACCTACCTAGATGGGGCTACTGGCTACGCTACTACTGTAAATTTTGTAGGTAACTCAAATCAGATAGCATTTACTACATCAGGTAGCAATGGTATTGCTATTCAATCAACCTCAGTCTTAGCCACAACTGGTTATATAACTACAGGTTATATTAGATATGGCACCCTTGAGCCTAAGAATTTTAAGCGTCTATTAGCACGTGGTGACTTTACTAAAGGTTCATTAACGCTAGCAACTATAGATAAAAATGATGTTCCATACGACCACATTACCTATGAAGCAGGAGTAACTGCTGTTGAGGTAACTACATCTCAGCCTCAAATTGCACAAGAATATGTAGCATATAAATTTACATTTAATCGTGATTCAAGTACTACATCAACTGGTCCTATATTTAAGGGTTATCAGGCCAAGGCTACTATTGCTACGCCTAGACAAAGAAACTTAAAGTTTCCTGTTTATTGTTTTGATATAGAGACAGATAGATACAATGTAATATCTGGCTATGAAGGTTCAGCCTTACAAAGATTACAAATATTAGAAAACATAGAAGAAGGTGGCGATGTTGTTACCTGGCAAGACCTAACTACTGGCGAAACTCGTCAAGTAATTATTGAACAAATCTTATTTACTCGCATGACTCCACCAGACAGAAGGTTTGATGGATTCGGAGGCGTAATTGAGATTACGATTAGGACCGTATAATGAGTAGCACAGATTGGGCTGGCTTAGCGGTAGCAGTCGCAACTATTGTAGCCAGTTTTGCTGGTTCAATTAGATGGTTAGTAAAACATTATCTGTCAGAACTTAAACCTGATGGCAACGGGGGACATAACCTAGAGGGACGCATTACCCGATTGGAAACCCGTATTGACCAAATTTATTTACTCCTTAGTAATAGGGATTAGCCTACTCTTTATACCAACTCCTGCTAGTGCCGAAGATGTAATCATTAATCTTGATGCTACAACTGCCTATGTAGATGTAGTAGTTCAAGTAGATACAACAACAGCCTACACAATTACTACTACTACTGGACCACGATTTGAAGTAGTTGACTCAGTAACAGTAGAGCGTGTGTCTTGGGTAGATTCTTGGCTATGGTTATATCGTGGCGTTGCTGATAGCACTACCGCTAACCCCATAAGGGGTGATGATGATAGCAACCATAACTCTGAAAATAATTATTTTGCATCTGCACTTAGTGGTGTATTAAATGCTGACACCTATACAATCCGTGCTACATCTTATGACTATGTAGTTGGTGGTCAAAGACCAATAGGAACTTATACTTTAAGTAGTAACTTGATACCACCTAGAGATACCTCTACTGTTGTGGTTGATACAGGTACAGTAGTAGTTGATACAAGTACTGTAGTAGTTGATACTAACACTTCAACAGTTGATGGAACTACAGCAACAGTAGATACCAGTACTCCAGTAGCACCAATCCCTGCTCCTGAGCCTCCTGTTGTAGCACCTGAACCCCCTGCAATTGTTATTCCTCCCCTTGCTGTAGAGCCTGAGCCTCCAGCAGAAGTAGAAGAACCACCCATTGAGGCTGAAGAGCCTCCAGTAGAGGCAGAAGAGCCTCCTATAGAGGCTGAGGAACCCCCTGAGGAAGTGGAAGAACCACCTATTCCAGTTGAGGAACCACCTGTAGAGGCTGAAGAGTTACCTATGGAAGAACAAGAGCCACCTGTTGAAGAAGAAGCACCACCTGTAGAAGAAGTTGTACAGGCAAATGAAGTTGAATTAGAAACCCTTGCACCTGAAACACCAGTTCAATTAGACAATGGTGTAGTGCTTGAGGCTGGCACGGTAGTAGCCCTACAGTTATTAGAGAATCCAGCAGAGTTAATCTCTGCAATTTTTGATAATCCAGCAGAGGTACTTACTGCTCTGTCAAACATAGGTGCTGATATGTCTGAAGAAGAAAGAACAGAATCAGAGAATACAATCATTGCTTCCGTTATTGCTACTCAGGCTGCTGTTAATGCAGTAGCCGTAACTTCCGCTGCTAGAACAGCCACACCTACACCTATAAGTGGAGGTACTAGCCTGCCATCAAATGACAACATTAAGTTATACAAAAGGAGAAAACCTTGAAAGTACTAAAAGATATGGTCCAACAACTATGGACCTTGCTAGGTATGTTTATTGCTTGGGTTGTATTGACTGGCTCTGCTAAGACTGTAGTTGGTTATGCAATTATATTAACCTTAATAGTCTGGGCTATCACTTATCCATTGCGAAACTCTAACGATGAGTAACGATATTGATTGGGAACACCAGAATAAATTAAGACAACAATGGCTGATGGATAATCCAGAGGCTGAATATCAGGGATGGATGTCAATATGAATGCAAAGAAAGCGACACCTGCTGCAATAGCAGTACTACGTCAAGCAACAGCAATTAAACCAACAAGAAATAAACTATCAGATGGTTTACTACCATCTGCTGCTCATCTTAAAGCAAGCCCAACCTCTGACCATAACACAGGGTATGCAGTTGATTTAACCCATGACCCTAAGAATGGCATTGACTGTGTTGAAATATTTGAAAAGTTAAAAGAAGATGCAAGGGTTAAGTACCTAATATTTCAGGGAAAGATTTGGTCTAAAGAAAAGGCTAAAGAAGGCAACCGTAAATACACTGGTAGCAATCAACATAATAAACATTTGCATATTTCTATTAATGATGGGTCAGCAAATGACACATCACCTTGGTTTTGGTGGATGAATCAACCTAATCCATTAGCAACATTGGTTGCATCTATTACACCAATACCAGCAAAGAAACCTTATCCAATAGTAAAACCTCTAGTTTGTACCTGTTGTAAGGTGCATAGTAATACCAAATAAAGGAGCAATAAATGAACGAACAGTTCAAGCAGGTAGTAATAAGTTGGTTCCGAGCATCAGCAGCAGCGGTAGTTGCACTGTATGTAACTGGAATTACAGACCCTAAGCAACTAGGTGCAGCAGCACTAGCAGGACTTGCAGGCCCAGTTCTTAAATGGTTAGACCCATCAGCCACACAGTTTGGCCGTGGAAGCGAGTAGTTATAAATAAAAGAATCCCCCGCCCAGTATTACTACTGGAGCGGGGGTCTTTTTTGTTTTCTAAGCAGTCCCCTTCTACTTAGCCAACTCTTGTATTACTTGCAGGATTTTATCTGGTCGTATCAGATAACCCTTTGACGGATTGGGTGGTATGTTACATGTAATTGGGTGTCCATACAAAGTTAAGGCATGCTTAAGATGTTCTATAGGTACTATTAATACAGTTCCTTCTAATACAAACGCCCAATATGCAGCCTTAGTTGCAGAGATACCAGATGGATACCACTCTTCATTGTTATGTGACCAACATACTGTTTCTATATATAGGTTGCCTGTGTTCTTCCATTTAAGGTCTGTCTTAACCTCAATGGTTTTACCATTGGTAAGTAGTTGATTGACTAGGGATTCCCCTTCGTGCCCAACTGATAAGTCTAAATCAAAGTCAGATAGTTTACTCATAGTTACTATTAAATACAGACATAGGAACAACTGTTTTACCAACTATCCCGTGCTTACTTCTGTATTTATTCCTTTCTTCCATGGTAGTTCCTGCCCATATTCCTTGCACTAGATTGTCTATTGCATAAGTATGGCATTGGACTCGTACTGGGCAAGTGTTGCACATCTTTTTAATATAATCAAAGTGTGGATAGTTACCTCTTTCTTCGGTAAAGAATATCTCTACATCAATACCAGTGCATGCTGGTATATCTTTCCATGTTGGGTAATCAATCAAGATTAATCACCTCTTGATAACCACACCTAGTACACTTAAGATGCCATAAAGATTTACTTGGGTCTATTACTTTCCACATATAATTAAAACAAAATAGATGACGTAGTCTTTTAATCTTATCCTCCTGTTGAGTAGAAGCCACTTCCTTTAAAATGTACTGGTGTAGAGGACCATATACGAGTCATAAGATTTCCGCAAGAGTCACAGAATGGTGCAGCAGAATCATTTGTTTCTTCTACTTTAGTACATATCTTGCACTCAAAATCATAGTAGGGCATTACATACAATCCATTCCTATATCATCTATTGGTGTGGGTAGAGTTACCAATGAGCCACAGTCTACACACTCACCATCTAAAAAGTAAAATGCTATCTCGCCAGATTCAAAGGCTACTATTGCTGTAAATAATTGTGAACCACATACACATATATCTCCAATGGGATTACCACGTAGGTCCATAGCATTGCTGTAATCTTTTTTAAATAAATCTTTTATTTCTTTAGGCTCTTGTGTCATCTTCTTCTTCTTCTTCTTTAGCCTCTAAGTTATCTGTATCGTTGTAAGTACGCCATCCACCCAGTACTCTAATCAAAGAGTTAATTGCACGGCTAACTCTCTTGCGTGCACCATCAGCAGATGTGTTTAATTCTTTGGCTAAGTCATTCCACTCGTAGTTATCTGTTGTAAATTTTAGCCTTAAAATATTTTGTTTAGCCTCTGCTAACTTGTTGAATGCTTTTTCTATATCTGACCTGAGAACTAACCAATTGTTTCCGTCTGTTACTTCTCCTGATTTACCAAACTTAAAGTTAAGGTCTTGTATTTTACTAGGTATCTCATAACTATCCGCCAGGATAGATGGCAAAAATGCTTCGATAACTGATGGGTCATAGTAGTACAGGTCAACCATATCGTAACCAAACTTACGGGCTTTTTCTTGCTCACAATATTTAAGAGCAGCATTACGCAATGACTTTGCAATTAGTTTTTCTTTATCTTTGGGTGGTAACTTGGACCATTCTGTATATTTATTTGGATGGGTAACAAACCACATCCATAAAATCTGTTTTATATCTGAAGGTTCAACTATAGAATATTTTCTGGAATACTCCATGCCAAGCGTAGACACAAGCAAATCATACTCTTGTACCCACTCTTGATTCATTCGTTAGTTAATGCCTTCCCACTGTCCTCTTTGTACCAATAGTCCTATTATTGCATAGTTAGCCAGGTCTATAAGGGTATCTTCTATTGATTCAAAATTGGGCGTGGCGTCCTTACCAGCCATGTTATTTAGCCTAGCCAGTTTGTCATACATCCTAACCCTCAGCCCATTCATAGCACCGCCAGGGGCAAGGGCTATATTTAAAGGTCCGTAATCTTCCTGCTTCTTCATCATAATACTACGCAGTTCGTTGAGTATTACATCAACATCATTTGGATTCTTCATCTAACATCTCCTTCATACTGCTATCGAATTGTTCCATTGCTGATACTACTTGTATCTCATCTGTAAATTGTTTACCTTCACCTATGCTGCTGGCATATATAACTGTACCCAGTAGTGTAAGCATACGCATAGCACTCTCTGGTTCTTTTTCTATTGTTGTATAGATATCTTTAAGTGCATTAAGAATGTCTAGTCCTTGACCATTTGATATTGCTATGCCAACTAACTTTCTATTGTCTCCAACAAACTCCCAAAAATCTTCGTCAGTTGCCCAAGCATTTTCGAATTCGCTCATCTATCCACTCCTTTCCTTCTTGCACAATGATACTGTTAACATCGTGTCCTTCTGGCATTTGTAAGAGATTAACATTATGTAGTTCTCTGCTTAGTCTCTTACCAAACTCTAAGCCAGCGTTGTCACCATCTGCTAATACAATTACTGTTTCAAAATCATCTAGTATCTTTGCATAGTATGGCCTCCAGTTATTAACTCCAGGTATACCAACTGATGGATGACCTGTCTTAACTGATAGCACTACTGTATCTAACTCACCTTCAGTTACACATACATAACTACCTGCTGTTAATACTATCTGTGCATTAAACATTGTAGTCTTAGCCCCAGGTACACCCATATACTTAGGGTCTTCGTGATTGTTCATGCTTCTAAACCTGATATCAACCACACCTGATGGTGTTATGTAAGGGATTGCTAACCTATTTTTATATACCTCGTGTCCTGGCAATGGGTTTGCTACTACACCTAGGCTAAAACTTCTGCCCTCTTCTACCGATAGATGCCGAGTTGAAAGATACTCTGTTGCCAGATGCAGGTCCTTTGCGTACTGGTCTGTTGCCTGCAAGAGATATGCTCTCTGCGAATTTGATAGCCTCAATATAATTACCTCCTTCTTTATACATTATTAAATCATATACATCACCTTGTGCTTCACAACCAAAACATTTGAATCTATTTTCTTCGTAGTTAACGGCTGATGATGCGTGTTTATCTCCGTGAAATGGGCACTTCATCTTGCGCCAACCATGCCCCACTGCTGGCAGGGTGGCGCCTACGTGTGCTAAGTAGGCAGATACATCATGTTTGTCCATTAATCTTCCTAATTAATTCTATCCATATTTTTGCTGGCATCGTTGCATACCATTCTCCTACATCTCCTTTACCTGTTCGTTTGTGTATGACTACACCTGTCCATGCTTTATCATTTTGAATTTCTACTTCTAGTTCTTTTACCCATGCGGATAGGTCTAACTTTCTGTGGTTTTTTACCTCTATAACTACACCATTAACTCCTGCTATGTCTCCTTTATCTAAGTGTGCACCTGCAATCCTACGCTCTACATATGGGTACCATTTCTTTAACCAATTAACTACATCTCTTTCTGCGCTGGAACCCTTTGCTTTGCGTGGATTGCTCATTCAAACTCCTGTTGCTGTGGCATATAACGAATCATAACATCATCTAGATACATAGATTCTGGGTTGAATGCAAGAGTAACATAGTTGTTACCTGTTTGGTCAGCCTTGCCATAGCGATTCTTAACTGCAGCAACGCATAAGTAATTCATATCTGCTTGTTTCATTTGACCAATAGTTAATACCATTGCTGGTATCTGATTGACTAGCCCTTGGATTGACGACCTTGGCTGACACGGACTACCTTCATATCCTTCTTTGGTATGGTGCAATACAAGTAGTGCTGCGTTTGTATCTCTGGCTAGATACTTAAGTTCTTTCATGGCTGCACGCATACCACCGAACTCATCGTGTCCATCCATTGCTATGTCCATAAGATTATCTACAACTATAAGTGCTGGGCTCTTGCCCCAAATGGTTTCAAATGCTGATACTTCTTCATCTAAATCTTTTAGTGTTGGGCTGGATTCAAAGCACCAAAACAAATGATTACCATTGGCTAATACTTCTTTTGCTTTTTCTGGCTGACGTTTAATTAGTTGTTCTGCTTGTTGCTGGCTGATGTTACCAGTCATAGCAATCAATCTCATTGCCATGGTGTGTGCATTGGTATCTGCACTAAAGTAAAGAGTTGGCAGTTTAGTTTTGGCTGCAATTGCTAAGGCAATTGATGACTTACCTGCACCTGGGGTGCCTGCTATTACCGTTACCTCTGCTCTACGTAATATCATTCCTGCATTTTCAAATACTTTAAAGACGGCAGGTAAAGGTTCGCCACCTACATTTGTATTGTTAACACTTCTAATTAATGTTTTCATTGTTTTCCTTTACTGTAGATGGGGGCTGGCACCACGACTCAGCCCCCATTTACTATAAAATACTAAGCAAAGATTGGCTTAGTACGTAGTTCTGTTGGAACTTTTGGCCCAGTCCAACGAGGACCTGCTGCTGGGTCATAGAATGCTTTGTATGGTTTGCCAGTTGCCTGTGCTTTGCCATACTTAAGAACCATGACACCACGTTCACATGATGGTGCACCTGGCTTGTTGTATACCCAAGTGTTACCCCATTTATCTTCTACTGTTTCTTCTCCACCTGATTCTGTGGATGCTATGTTTGCATTGAAACTAGAGGCAATGTCTGCTACTGACATCGGCTTGTTTGCTGATGTCCCTTTGACTGCTAGTTCTACTTCAGTAACTGCATCGGTTATAACATGTATACCCTGTGCAATCATGTCAGCAAATTGGTCTGCTGTTTCTGCACGCAGAGTTATCTGTGTGCCTCCTGCTGTTTTGAGATTGATACTGATTGGTGCTTCAGTGCTACTCATTTTTCTCCTATTCAAATGAAGTGGTTAAACCTTTCTGGTCTCTCCACTTTCTTGCTTTCATGGCTAATTGTAAACCTTTCCAGCCTTCTTTAATATCTATCCACACTAACTTGCACGTGCCTGTTCCTGCGGGTAGATGGATAATGATTGCCTTATCTTTGTTTACTTCGCCCCATGTACCACGGGTTGCCGTGGCACCATCATACGGCAAGCCGTTAGCATAGATTGCTAACTGTATTGCGATATTACTTGGATGGTCTATGCGACCAGTCTTAATATCTGCAATAAATAACTCGCCTTTATACTCAACAACTCTGTCTGGTGTGCCAGCAATATTGTATTTGTCTAACACACTAAACTGTTCGATGAACTTATTGTTGAGAATCTTAGTTGCATGTTCATATGCTTTTATATCTGGTGCCCATTCATCTGGTACTACACCTAAGTCTTGTCCTAAATCTAATCGTTCAGCAAATGAATGGATTGCTGTACCTATGTTGGCTGCTTTGTTTGCGCCTGCTACTTGCATAGCATCTTCAATCAAAGAGTTAACTGCCATCTTATCTTCTTGTGCTGCAGTAATAGATAATAATATATCTGGTCTGGTTGTTAAACCTATCGCAGCCATCCGCATTTTCCATGCTACTAATGCTGATGCATCATCTAATGAATTGGCTATTGTAGTTGCTCGTGTATAGGCCACTGGTTTGCCACCTTTGGGTGGCACTATCAATGGTCTGCCGTATCTATCTCTATCTATTTCTTGTGTCATGTTCTCCTTTTATGGGTTGCCCTGAGAAAGGAGATAGCCGAAACCAGGGCACCCAAGATTAGTGTATCACATTATGATTCAGCGTGTACTGATTCAATTGATACATCATCTACCCATACATCACCATCAACCGTTAGGTTAACCTCAAAAGCATCATCAAGAATTTCTTGGGCTGCTTCTGCATTAGGTGCTTCTATACCTGTAACTGTGGCTGTGATAGTGACTGTTGCTGACCAAGACCTAGTTAACGCTTCAGTTTCTAGGTTTATAAGTAAATTATTAACATCGTCTACTTCACATACAATCTCATCACTATCTGTTTCATATCTAGATTGAAAGAATTCTCTTACATCAAAGCGAGCACTTCTAAACTTGCGTTCAAGTTGTGCTAGTTCTATTTTAAGTTGTTCTTTTTCTTCTATTAATTTAGTAAGCGATTCATTGGTAAAGGTATACTTAATACCACCTACCTGTGTAGATACTGTTGGTTCAGTACCATCTAGTTCTGTATAGTACATTGTCATTCTATCTCCTATTCTAAACGCCTAGTAATTCTAGGGCTTTAGTTTTAATACTATCATTACGGCCAGCCATTGTGCTAACTGCTAAGTTCTTACCCTTAGCGTTGTAGTCAGCCCATTCTATAACTGCATGCCACATACCGAACTCTGTGTCCCGTATGTTCTCCTGTGTAGGAGAGGTAGCATAGATATCAAATGATTTAGTTCTAGCATTGATTGCATTGGTAAATTGTTTCTTCTCACCTGTTGATAACAAATGATACGGTGCTTCCTCTATCTTACTAGGTAGTGGGAACACACGCTTGAAATAATTTTTAGCATGCTCATGACTTGCTTTTCTATCAAGTAATGTATCTGCCAATGCGGTGTAATCATTAGCCATATCATAGGTTAATCGTATGATGTTGGCAATCTCTGACACTGATAGCATTGCATTGCTTGTATGATTTAAACTGTAAGTATACTTGTTATTGTTCTTGTATATCTTATTGATTTGATTCATACAAAACAAACGCTCAATCACTGGTTTAATTATGACTGAACTGCTGCCATCGTGGCTAGTCCTGGCTAGTAAGAAGGCTGAGTGCGGGTCATCTGCAATGGTCATCTCCATTGGAGTTTCCATTAGCATCCAGACTTTTGCACCACCATCATACTCACCTGCGGCTGCGTATCTAAGTCCACTAGAATCAATTAAGTTATCTAATGCACCAAAGATTTCTGCATTCTGAAATACTTTATAGCGGTTACCTACTACGCCAATGGCTGATGTCTCACCTGTTGGCATGGTTTTAATAACTGCTTTCTTGTTATCAATTGGTATACGATTAACTGATTCGTTACCTGGCACTTGATAGTTAGCCTCGATATCATGCAATGATACTGACCAGTCTAATCCTGCTTGACTGGCTACCTCACTGGCTGATGTAGCCTCTACTGCTACGCCTGCTTTGTGCCATGCGCTCTTGCGTACGGCTCCGTGTATGAGAGTATCAGTTGTCATTGGTTACTTCCTCAGTATCTATTGCGTAGATAGTATCAACAACTTTAGAGTGTAGTTGTTGTGCCATTTTAGCAAACTCATTTGCTGGCCACTCAGCCAAGAATACTCGGCTTAATAGTTTTGCTAATGGATACTCTGGGTCAAGAGTTAGTATATCAACCAACATTTCTTTGGCTAGTTCTGTGTCTTCAGTTTGATATAAGTATCCACAAAATACTGTGGCTAATGGGATTGCTTTGTCTTTGACAATAACATTACCAAGTAATGATATGTATTCACCTACATAGTTGATATCTTTTTCTTGTTGAACACCCATCATAAAGTCACGGATTTGTAGGTTAGCATTGGTTGCAATTGCTACTTCTGCTATGTGTGTGGCTGATGGTATAACACCATCTGCTATACCGTCAATTGCTTTACGAATGTCCTCAACAATACGAACATTAGTATCACGGTCACTTGGATTGTACTTACCTTCTTGATTAATCAACTCGGACTTTACTTCACTGCGAAGTAGGTCATAGTCTGTATCTATCACTGTATCTCCTTTGTTAGAGGGCGTGCTGCCCCTATTGGCAGACGCCCGACTTGTTACAAATACCTGGCTATTGAATTGTAAGTAGATGTTGATACCGTTTTCTCATCAGTGAGTTGAAGGATGCGAATGGCATTTGACATTTCTTCCTTCATCTCATTGTAAGTACTAGCATGCATTATTTCAAACTCACGCTCTGGTTCTTTTGGAAGTGCATTCTCTTTAATTGCTAAATCAAAATCAACATTAAGATTGCCATTCCATTGACGATAAGTAGTGCGTATGTTTTCTGCTTTTGATATGTTATCAATTGCAAACTTGATAACATCTTTGCGCCATTTTTCTGTAGCCTTTTGATACTTTACTTCGGCTTCATCCTGTGATTTGTAGTCAAGTTCTAACTTGGCTAGTGCTTGTTGCAATGCAGTAATTACCTTTGCTGTGGGTAATTTTACATTGATTGTCCTGCCATTACCTCGTGCCATATATCTCCTTTAGTTGTTGGTTTAGTACCACCCATTTGCACGCCAATGTGCCCATGCAACTGATGGTTTCTTGTAGCGGTGTTGGATATACGCCAGCCCCCGCTCAATCTGAAGCGGGGCTGGTGTCTTAGGGTCAAGCCCTAATATTTGTGGGATTCCACCAGCAGTAGACTCAGGGTTATCTGCTGTGTGTTTCCAGGCAGATTCTTTACCCCAAAGTTTTGCTAGTGCTGTGTATTCAGACCTGTTCCAATGTGGGTACTCCCATTTCATCAAGGCTTTGGCGTATGCCTTGGCTACTCGTGGTGTCCAGGTAGATGTGTCTATGCAGTTGTTTTGCAATTGTGTTGCTACTGCTACTGCGTATGCTGGACTGGGAAAGAATGGTATTGATAAGAACGCTAGTAGCCAACTTAAATACCCTGCTAACAATCTCTTCATCTAATAAACCTCCATGTGATATATCCAAAGAGTAATAAGAATGTCCAGGATTGTGTCGTTGTGAGGTATGAACTTGCAAAGATTTGTTCAATCATTTCACCCTTACAATCTCTTGGCTGTGCTTAACACCCTTATCAAACTCTAACACATGCCACTCTGATGGGTCATCAAGGGCTTCGTCACCTGCTGTATCTATATTTATATGTGTGGTTCGGCACCTAACTTTGGCTAGAATCCAAACGGTGTGCTCCCATTGGGGAGTATCCTCGTCAAGCATTGGATTCATCCTGATTTTTGGCGAGGTCATTAACTGTTGGCTCATCGTTTACATATAGCCTGCCTGTTGCAAGCAACTCGTCAAATACATCAAGCATGTCCATTGTTGATAGGGCAAATGCTTCTTTGATTCTAAGTAGTTCTTGTTCTGTTCTCATTGCTATCTACCTTTCCATCTTGCGTCTGGTTGCAGATACATCACTCATGCGCTGAATGATTTCGTTCTGTGTCTTGATTATATAGATGCTATATCCAATGGTCAAGATGCTAGCAATAAGGGCTATCATAATACCTATCATTGTTCCTGTATCTAGATACATACATACTCCTGTTCGACTCGTAGTTATCCAATGAACCTACTTTGCGGTCCCGCAAAATAAAAAAATTTTTGGTAGCAAGGTGAGGCAATAACCCCACCTTGCCATTTGTCATACTATTTTGTAGTTAAATGGTATGCCAGACCATGAGTATGTTGTGATACATACTTCACAAGTTAGACATCCCATATACTTATTGATTTGGTAGTGGCACCTATTACATACCACTGCCCATGATGGAAGAGCCAGATAAGCAGTCATCTCATCTGGTTCAAACATAGGGAAGACATGTTTGCCAAGGAATAACCAACTGGGAAGACGATTGGTTATATCGTATACACCTTCTAGGTATTCGCCATCACGGTTAGTCCATTGATGGCCATACCCTTTCTCATCAGGTGTGTTAACGGATTGAGCAGGTTCTGACTCCTGCTCACTCCTATTAATCTGTTGAAAGTTTAGTGCGTGTTCCACACTAGAACCTTCTTGAAGTAGATTACATTCTACGCAATACTCATCACGAGTATCCAACCAAGTGGCTGGATTCTCGTGTGAGCATGAGAAGGACTGCGTAGAAGATGACAAAGCAAATGATGTCATCAGGCTGGTTTATTAGGCCAGTGCGATGTCTGTGATTACGAGGTTGTCATACCAAGTGCCAGGCTTTTTGCCAGCCTTGGTTTCCATGTAACCACTGATGTTGACCACTGCGTCTGAGGTATCCACAAGATTTTTGCGGATGAACTCAAGGTGGTCAGGGTTAGCAGTAGTCACGATGCGGGAAGCAACGAAGACGGATTGGTAGGAACCGTCTGGTTGAGCAACTGCTCTGCTGTCAAGGATACCAAGATTAAAACGGTTCTTGTTATCCCAGACCTTGTTAACACGGGCATTCTCAAATGAGAACTTATTCATGATTATCTCCTTTACACTAGGGGACTTTTCCCCTAGCACTAAGCGCAGGGGAAAATCCCATGCGGTTATTAGTTATTTACTAACAACAAGTCCCACATTACATGGCTGTCAAGCCCAGTCTTTCCATGGGCTTTACTGCCATGTCAGCACGAAATTTATTATTAACTGAGGCGCCCATTTACTAATGGCCTGCGCCGAAGACTGCTATCCGCTCAGCGTCTCTCTAATCAGGACAACCAGGTCTTGTATGTGATGTAGGCTGAGTCGTATTGACCCCAGAGTGATTAATGGAGAGTATAAGTAGTATATGTATCAGCAATAAAGATTTTCCCGTACAAGGTATATCCCCCATACCAGTATCCTTTTGTCCTATTTTATACTGATTTTTGGGCTAATAAAAAAATACTTTAAATAAAAGTGTCCGTTTTAGGCCTTTGGACGGATTAAACAGTATAGAGACTGTTTCTGTTTTTAACAGTAGCAAGTCCTTGGGGGACTTGCGTTACAGACTGTACTTAAGAACTGTTACAACTAATGAAAACGGGACAGGACTATGAGTTTTGAAAAGGGGGGTACTAACCCTAAATCTCTTGCTATGGCAGGAGCAAAGGCTAAAGTTCTAGCCTTGGTGGCCGAAGGCCACTCTGTCCATAAGGCTATGGAGATGTGTGGCAAGAAACCAGACACCGTCAGAATCTGGATGCTCAGGGACAAAAAATTTGCAGCCGACCTGACAGAGGCTAAAGCCACCGCAAAGGATGCTTCTTTAGCAGCCCTAGGTATCCCAAAAGAGGAAATAGATTTCCCCCAGTTTTCTGAGATATTCTTAAATCAAAGATTATTTCCACACCATCAAGATTGGATTGACTTACTAGAGGATAGAGAGCCTTCGTGGCTCCACCCTAGTATGGTTTACGAAAAGGGTGACCCAGCCCGTCTATTGGTTAACGTGCCACCTGAGCACGCCAAGAGTACCGTAGTCACCGTAAACTACTCCACATACCGTATCGCTCTCAATCCAAATATCCGCATTATCGTGGTTTCTAAAACGCTGGTCAAGGCACGTGAATTCGTGTACGCCATCAAGCAGAGACTCTCCCATCCACGCTGGTTAAAGTTGCAAACAACTTTTGGCCCTGAAGGTGGTTGGAAAGAAGATTCAGACACTTGGCGAGTTGACACCGTTTACCTTGGGAGCGATGCTAGAAATTCTAGCGAGAAGGACCCCACCATCCAAGCACTTGGTATGGGTGGGCAGATTTATGGAGCACGTGCTGACCTCATCATTCTTGATGACTGTATTACAACAGCCAACGCCCATGAATGGGAAAAGCAAATCAACTGGCTACAAAAAGAAGTTATTACCCGTCTGGGTAAAAATGGTAAGTTACTAATCGTAGGGACACGAATTGCAGCGCAAGACTTCTACAAAGAACTCCGTGAGACCAAGCACTGGTCTGGTGGTAAAAGCCCTTTTACTTATATGGGCATGCCTGCTGTTCTTGAGTATTCGGAAGACCCTAAAGACTGGAAGACGCTCTGGCCTAAATCGGATGTTCCTTGGGATGGGGATTCTGAAGAACCTGACGAAGAAGGACTCTTCCCGAAATGGGATGGCTTAGCATTAAAGAGAAGACGTAGTGAGGTAACACCATCAACATGGGCCTTGGTATATCAGCAGGAGGATGTCGAAGAAGATTCCATCTTCCCACCCGCTTTGGTGCAAGGTAGTACCAACGGTCAACGCAGAAAAGGTCCATTGCGCCAAGGCGGCGTGGGACATCCGACTGCGGTAGAAGGTTACACAATTATTGGATTTGACCCTGCCATGGGAGATAAAGCCCACGCAGCATTTGTTGTAATCACTTACAACAGAATAGATTCTAGGATATATGTTTTAGACTGCGTGAACATGGCAGAACCTACTCCCCAAAAAATTCGAAGTACGATAGAAGAACTTGTATTGAAATACAAGCCACAAGAATTTAGAGTAGAAATCAACGCCCACCAGAAGGCATACTCATTAGATGATGACTTGCGGCAATGGCTTGGTATGTATGGTGTAAGACTTGAATCTCATGTTACTAACAAAAATAAGTGGGACGCAGCATTCGGTGTAGCATCTATGTCTACCCTATTTGGAACCATGCGAGAAGAGAAGTTCCAAAAGAATAATATGATTGAACTACCATCTACTACTGACTCTGAAGGACTTAAGTCCCTTACTCAGCAGTTGATAACTTGGAAACCTAATAGCAGGGGCAAGACTGACTGCGTTATGGCGTTATGGTTTGCTGTGCTTAGAGCACGGGAGTTCATGCAGCAAACAAATCATTTGCAAAAGTTTTCATCTAACAGATGGACAACTAGAGCACAGTCAGCACAAAGATACACAATCAACCTAGATGAAGCCTTTTCAGAACAATGGGCCGAACAATACGGATAAGGACGCACTATGGCAAATCCAATCAAGTTAGTTAAAGCAGTTAAGAAAGCAGCAGCAAAGAAATCTGCATCTAATGCAAACAAGCGTGGACTTAAGGCTGCTAATAAAATTAAATCTGGTTCTAAAAGTGTTTTACATGATAAAGAAAAAAAGAATTATCAATATTGGGACGAAGCATATAATCAATTTGCAAAGGATACAGGTAAAAAGAGTGGCACTTTTGGAATAAGTACAGAAAATGCGCTTAAACTTTCAAAGCCTGCTCGCCCCAATCGTGTCCGTGGTGGAAGTATGGGAAGTAAAGTTAACTGGCCAAAGGGTATGAAGTAATGGCTAAGTCTAAGAAGATGGCACCTGGTGCTTTTAAAAAATCTAAAACATCTCCAGTTGCTCCAGTACTTTCCGATTTGTTTATTCCTAAAACCATAGGAGATGCTGCTATGTATGCAGTGCCATGGGCTAAAGCCACTCGTGCAGTAGGTGGTATTGTTAAAAAGGGTTCAAGGTTTGTAGGTAAGACTTATAAGAATATGGGTAGATAATGGCTGTCTCAAAGATTGCAAGCATCATTGCTAAGAAACGTCTTGCTGATATTGCTAAGAAAAAAGTAGCAAAGATTCCTCGTGGAGAAGCCCGTGAGGTTGCTAGAGAAGCACGTAAACCTATTGGTGGCATGAGTGCTCTTAAACGTTCTGGCGGAACTATTCCAACTAGACCAACAAAAGTTCCTAGAGACCTTTCTGTTAAAAAAATTACACCACCTCCTGGCAAGCGTAGTATTTATCAAGAAAGAATTAATAGAGCAGTTAGAGAAGGAACTGGTGTTCCTGAACGTAAAGGTAAAAAATATACTGGACCAATTAATCCACCTGGACCTAAGAATCGTCCAGCAGGTTTAAAATCTAGTTCTAAGATAGAAGAGCGTGAGCCACGTCCAAAGCCTTTATCAAAATTAGAAACTAGTATTTTACGTGAAGTAGGTAAGCGTGATTATAATACTGGTGGAGTAAATCCACTTGCTTTTAAAGTGCAACAACAAGAAGCAGACCGTAGAGTTATTAAAGCATTACGAGAAATTAAAACAGCAGAAAAGAAAGTTAAGCAAGTAGAAAAAAGAAATAGACGTAGTAGATAATGGCTAATCCTAAAAAAATAATCAAGGGTGTTAAGAAATTAACTAACAAGCAAAAGACTTATCAAATTCGTGGTGCTGAGGCTAAAAGAGAAAAAGAATTAGCAGAGCGTGGTGGTAGAGCCTCTCCTGAATTTATTGCAAAACTTAAGAAAAAAACATTTAAAGAAATTGAAAGAAAAACTGGAAAGCCGATAGATACAAATAAGTATCTTAAGAAAGGCAAATAATTGTTATCAGTAAGCCAAATATCTGCAAGAGTAGAATCTTTACGTTCACGTTCAGTAGACCGAGACCGTAGACAACTAGATGTACTTGCTGTGCGTAAAGGACAGATATCACAGGTATACCCTGAGTTTTTTCCAGAGGGTGTAGACGCTAACGTAGTAGCAAACTTTATTGACATTGTTGCTCGTGACCTATCAGAGGTAATGGCTCCACTGCCAGCAGTAAATTGTTCTGCAGCAAATCAAGTATCAGATAGAGCAAGAGTCTTTGCTGACAAGCGCACACGTATTGCAACAAATTATTTTAGTAATTCAGATTTACAAGTACAGATGTATCAAGGTGCAGACCAATACATCACATTTGGTTTCGTCCCATTCATTGTTGAATTAGACGAAGAAGCAGGGCTACCACGTATCCGAATAGAAAGTCCGATTGGGGCTTACCCAGAGTTTGACCGCTACGGACGTTGTATTGCCTTTGCAAAGAAATACTCACTTACACTTGCGGAACTGGTTGCACAGTATCCTGAGTTTGAGATTCAACTATTAGGTGCTGACCGTTATGAGCAGAACCTAGATGCACGTATTGACCTTATTCGTTATTACGATAAAGACCAATCAACCATCTTTATTCCATCACGGAATAATCTAGTTTTATCTCAAGTCAAAAACCCACTTGGTAAAATGCAAGTTGTGGTGGCAAAGCGTCCATCACTAGACGGTGAGATGCGTGGTCAATTTGATGACGTACTAGGTATCCAACTACTTCGTAATAGGTTCGCATTACTTGCGATGGAAGCAGCAGAGAAATCAGTACAGGCACCAATTGTTGTACCAGGCGATGTTCAAGAACTACAGTTGGGTGGAGATGCAATCATCCGCACCAACTCACCAGCAGGTGTGCGCCGTGTAGATTTAAATATTCCACCAGGTGCGTTCACTGAGCAACAAGTATTACTTAATGAGTTGCGTACTGGTACACGTTATCCAGAATCAAGAACTGGAAACATAGATGCATCAATAGTCACGGGACAAGGCGTTCAAGCGCTTATGGGTGGCTTTGATACACAGGTTAAATCAGCCCAAGCAATCTTTGCTTCTGCTCTTAAAGATGTTATCTCTGTCTGTTTCGAGATGGATGAAACATTATTTAATTTTGTTAAAACAATTCGTGGTGTTGATGCTGGTTCTCCGTACTCTTTAGAGTACACACCTTCAAAAGATATTAAGGGTGACTACTCAGCCGATGTTCGTTATGGCATGCTTGCTGGTCTTAACCCAGCACAGGGACTTATCTTCATGCTACAAGCACTTGGCGGTAAATTAATTTCTAAAGATATGGCTATGCGTGAACTACCATTTGGTATTAACGTAACCCAAGAACAAGAAAAAATTGAAGTGGAAGAAATGCGTAATGCATTAGTAGGTTCACTACAGGCATACACACAAGCAATTCCACAACTAGCAGCATCAGGTGGGGATGCATCTGATATCGTAAAGAAAATCGCACAAGTAATTAAAGCCCGTCAAAAGGGAATATCAATTGAAGATGCGATTGAAGATATCTTTACCCCAGAATTACCTCCTGCTGGTACCGAACAAATGGTTGAGCAAACGTCCCCTGCTCCCGCAGGTCCAGTAGGAGGCTTACCTTCACAACCACCACAAGGTGGTGGATTGCAAAGTCTTTTATCTAGTCTAAGTGCAGGTGGTAGGGCAAGTGCTAGTGCAAGGACAGTAGTAAGAAGATAACTAAGGTGGGGGACAATGACAGCAATAGTTGGAATACAAGGTAAAGGCTGGGCTGTATTAGGCGCAGATACTGTAACCTCATATCAAGACAGACCATATGTAGCCAAGGGATGCGACAAGATAGTCAAGATTGGTGAGTATCTAATTGCAGTTGCAGGTGATGCAATTGTAGGAGATATTCTTAATAACCTATGGCAACCACCAAAGGTAATCAAGACGCAAGACCCAGATAGATTTATGATGATTAGAGTATTACCATCTATGAAGCAAACCATAATAGATGGCGGATACGACCCAACACCTAAAACAAAGAATGATGATGATTCAGGTTGGGATGCATTAGTTTGTTTTAATGGTAGGTTATATCAAGTTAGTGATGACTATGGATATATGCGAGATGACAAAGGTTTATATGCAATAGGTTCTGGTGGAACCTTAGCCCTTGGTGCGTTAGCAGTACTAGAGTCTGAAACTAAAACTCATGCTAAAGCATCTGGTGCGGCAAAGAAAGCAATCAATATAGCAATTGAATACAATGTGTGGTGCGGTGGTACTGCAAATGTTAAAACACAATTTACTAAGTAGGAGATATTATGTCAATGATGGAGCAAGGTGGATATAGAAAACCGAATAACCCAGCCCCAGTATCAGGCCCTGGCGCTCTTAGTCAACGTACTGACGGGGGTCCAACACAACCCGCAACCTACATGGCAGGACTACCATACGGACAAGGACAACAGAATTACGACAACCAAGTAGCAGCACCTATGGCTGGCAATCCTGTACCGCAAATGGAGATGCCAACACCATTGTTAGCCCCTACTGCACGTCCTTCAGAACCCATTACTACTGGAGTTGATATAGGAGCAGGTGCTGGTTCAGAGGTAAAGCCAAGACTACCTAATTCATCATATACAATTCAAGAAGTAATTAGAAATTTAATTCAATATGACCCATCTGGTGAGGCTGAGTTAATATACAGAAGTCTAACTGACGAAGGATACTAATGGCATATCGTCTTAATCCAATAGTAGCCAAGGCTAGCCCAAATCTTTATGCTGCTGCTAAAGCAGCAAATATACCTATGGACCAAGGTGG